ATGACCGTAGACCCAAGAGTAAGTGCATTGGTGCCCCAAGTGACGTTCTCAGGGATATAGGCATGGACATCCCATGTGCCGTTCGAAGTGGTGTTATCCAGCAACGCAATACCAGCAGCGCCACCCGATGCTACTGTACCAACAGTCGTTCCTGCATTGTTCGTAATGGTCAACGTGCCAGTTGCGTTGTTGTTGAACTGGAACGCCGTCGTATCCGACAATGTGGTTGCATCAGGCAACTTAAATGTATGTCCGCCCGTCCCAACCAATGCTTGGTTGAACTGAGACGCCACTGTTAATGTGGTTGTGCCACCAGATGCAGTGGTTGTTTGAAGACCCTGATTAATACGATTAACAGTGATGTTTTGATTTGCATCACGCAGAACAACAGAGTTCGCCCCGGATGAGCTTGTTACGCCCGTGCCGCCATAGGCCACGCCAATAGTCGTGCCTTGCCAAGTACCAGAAGACACCGTACCCAATGCGCTTGCATTACCACTTGCATCGAGGTTGATTGACTTGCCTGACGGGTACGTGACAAAGACATTGACTGCACCAGAGAAGGTGACCGCATTGCCCGCATTGCTTGATGCGTAAACAGTGGTGCGAGTCAGTGTTGGCCCTGTGGTCGAGTACGTGCCAAGGCCCACCTCCCAATTACCCGAGCCATCAGTTGCAGAGTAGTAGGTGGTGTTGGTGTCGCCAACAACGGCGAACGATTGAAAACCCGTTACCGCACCCGCAAGCGTGAAGCTTACAGTGGTATTCGCCGTGCCAGTTTCCTGAACACGGTTGGCTAAGACCAGAGCCATTTAAGACTCCTTATCAGGACGTTGCAGTGGTCGAGTAGGTAACGCTGACGGTATCGCCTGACGTAGTGATCTTGGCCGTGGCAAATGCTCCTGCGCTATACAGCGTGCCAGAAGTGTTGCTCTGGGTCGAAGATGCGCCAGTGCCAGTAACCAAGAAGCAGCCACCGACCGTGCCGCCTGCGCCCGTGATGGTGTAGGTAATGGCCGATGCAGTCTTTGTGGTCACGTTTGTAGGCGTAGTACCCGACGATGTCGCAGCACTAAAAGAAGCCGTTCCACGAACCGCTGAACCACCAACGGTGTAGTTGGTGAACTCGGTCCAACCGCCATGAGAAGTCATGGTATCTGCCGCAGCAAACGTTGGGCTGGCCCCAGAAATCAGACCAAGGAAGGGTCCAACGGTGGTGTAGCTGGAGCCAGACAGCAGAGTGTCCAGCATCAACTGCTTGCCCACGGCATTGACCAGATTAGGAAACTCCTCTTCCCACTTGATGTTGCCATCAGCGTCACGGCACACTACATGATAGTGTCCCGCAATACCCATAGACTCGCTGCCAATGGCGCTAGTTTGCATGGTGACTTCTGCGTGGTCGCCAAAGTTGGAAATTTCGTTCGACATGATGACTCCTTAAACAAGACGGATTAAAGCAGAGGTCGCGGTGTTTGCGGGCATCTGCACGGTGAAGGATGTGGTTGAAGTTTTGTCAGACCCGAAGTCCAACACGCAGACAGCGCCATTGTCACCCGGCGTATAGATCAGCGCACCACGAGCGGTGATGGCCCCCGTCCACGCTGGAGATGAAAAGTTGACGTACGTGGTGCTACCTGTCGCTGCGGCCTCACTGGCAATCGTGGCAGTGACAATCTGACCCCCGGCAACATAGTTGCCGCCAGTGGCTTCACCCGTGGTGCTGTATGCCGTGGTTGTTTGATCCAGCGTGGCTGAGTTGGTGTACAGCGCCAGATAGAACGTATCAGTGGCGAAGTTGATCGTGCCGTTGGCCAGACCAGACCGCAGCGTGTTGCAGGAGTAGTTGCCTGTAAAGGCCATCACTGAACCCCGCTATTTTGCGGCAATGGTGCAAGTCGTGCCTGACCACTGCGGTACGCATCGCTGCGCTCCAGACCATCACCCAGACGTTTAGCAAGCATGAGCGCTTCCTTGTACTTGCCATCGTACAGCGCCATCATGTCTGCTTCACCCTTCATGAATGTGTAAGCCTCGACCAGCGAGCCGTATAGCAGCACAGTATCGAAGTTGTCGCCCAACCAAGTCTGGCCGCTTGCCGCTACCGTGATTGACTCAGGGTAATAGTAATAATGCAACTCCACACTGTATGCTGCATCTGGCGTGGGGCCAAGAATGAAAGACAACTCATTCGTAATGACCGGGGAGCCGCCGCTTGTTGTGGTTGGGCCAAACAGCGCATAGTATTTGGGAATGGCCGTATCTGTGGGTTGCGGATACGCCTGACGGATGAAGTTCACATCCTTGTTGAGCAAATACTCATATGCCCCAGTACCATCAATAATGGCCAGAGAGTATGTGGATAGAAAATCATCCGGGCAACTCAAGTACTTATTGTTTGTCGTGGTGCTGCCTGTGACATTCTTGCGCAGTGATGGAAACTGAACCGTGTTGTAAATGCGCTGCTCTGCTTGTTGGACAAAGACAGGAATATTCGCCACGAACTCTTGTTCGTAGTTCTGGGTGTAATCCTGAATCGCAGCAGACAAAGCAGCGTAGTTCATGCCATCGGGCCTCTTGCCATCACACCTTTAGTGGCTGCGCCGGTGCCACGAATCTTGATGCCGCTGGTTTTCACGGGCGGGTAATCTTGGCTGCGGGTGTTGGCCACGTTTACGTTAGCCTTGCGCATCGTCTCTTTGGCAGGCTCTTCACCCACCACAACAGATGCGACTTTCTTGGGTACTTTGTAAGTTGCCATGTCAGCCTCCCTTGCGACCGGGGCTGCGTTGGTTCATGACCTTAGCCATGTTGCGCCCGTACTTGAGCATGTCGGCGTTGGTCTTGCCACCGGCCTTCATTTTGGTCAGGGGTTTGCCGGGGTGCATAGCCTTTTCGTGTTTATGCACGGCTTTCTTTGCGTCCATGATCGACTCCTTATGTCGTTGCGAAACGATTGTACTTTCGTTGATTATCCGTTGCAGGGATAACCTGCACGTTTGTTGGAACGTGCAGTCCAGATACAAGCTTACCTTGAAGTGGGATTTTGTGATCTACGTGCCACGCAAAACCGAACAAATTTGTTCTCGCTGCCGCTAACTCGTAGGCATGTTCAAGCACCCACAGATCATCAGTTGTCAGCCATGCAGGTGTTCTGCGCAATTTGGCCGTTTGGTATTTCCGAGTTTTTGCTGTCAACTTAGCGCGATTGTTCTGCGCGTATACTTTTTTCTGCGCTTTATACGCGTCTGTTTGTGCGTATGCCGTTCTGTAGAGTTTTTGATACTGCCGTATCTTGTCCTGCTGCTGGTATTGCCTAAGTTGCTCCAAGCGCTCGGGCGTCTTACTGGCGGCGGCGAGGCAGTGTACGCAGGTGCTGTTACTGACAAAGCGTTCACCGGAGTGGCCACCTTTTTTACAAGGTTTGCCCATGTAACGTGTATCCCCTGCTTCTCGTGCCTCGGCAAGCGTTTTCATGCGATCTCCGCCGTAACAGTACCAATCTGTAGTGTAAGCACAAGATTATTAGGGGTCAACCCGTAATCATTCAAACTTGCTCCACCCACAGGTGCCCAGCCCCATTGAATAATCCTGCTACCCATTTCAAGCGTACCCTGAGCTAACGGGTTAGGACTGGTGGTCTCTTCAATCTGCAAGCCAGATAAACCAGAGGTCACGTAGCTGCGATCAGGTCGTGGGTTGCGCAGACCTTGTGGGTCATCTACAGGATACATACCCAATTGAAGCTGGGGCTGGTCGGGGTCCCAGCACTCCGGGCATACCAGCAAATCATAATTCTTTGTCTTAATGACCTCACGCTTGAGTGCCGTAAGCTTATAGCGCTGCCCGCAGCGATCACATTCTGCAATGGCATTTTTGCCGGACGCGAATCTATTGCCCATTAAAACGTACCGCCAATGAATTGCTGACGGGGCACAAACCGGATTGCGGCTTTCTCCCGGTCCTCATCCGAAGCCAACTGCCATGCCTCGTCATACTGCTGTTTAAGGACATCCAAACGCTCAGCCGCGCCGGGTACTTTCATCGCCAAGTAGTAGGACAGGCCAGCGGCCATGCAGGGGATAAACCGAAACGGGACATCCATCACGTTTACACCGCCACCAGCGTCTTGGGTACGACGAAGCCGCCAATACACGAACTGATAGCTCTGAGCACCGTCAGGTGTCGGCCATACGGTTACAGCGGGAACCTGCGCCCAATATACGGCTGTCCCGCTATTGTGCAGTGCAGCAGTGGTATCTTGCTGACCACGGAAACAGTTGTACAGGGTATTCCCTGAGATGTACCCGTAGTTAATGATCTCGTTGTCAATCTTCACGAACCCTGTTGCGGGCAAACCAATGACTGAATTGAGTGTAATCTGCGCGGCGGTTGCAGAGATGCCGCCAGACAGTTGCAAGCCAGTGGGCGAATTTTGTCCGTTAAAGCGCTGTACCCACACTTGGATTGGTCGCGCCTGCTGAATCTTGTTGGGGATAGTGGCGTAGGTGGAGACGCTGATCCGAGTGATGGTCAGGTCAGCTTGTGTTGCTGAGACATTTCCGCCAGTACGAATTACATGTTCCAGCAGATCGACAGTGTCATCAGGCAGAGCGTAAGTGTTCTGGCCTTGGACAAGCGGGATGATTCCCGACTCAATCGTCCACATGTTAATGCCGCGATTGGCCCAATCGGCAAACATAATGTTGAGCGAACGCCGCGCTGTGCGCAGGTCGTAACCCGTACGCAACTCTGAGCCAGCCCGCTCATATGCCTCCTCGACCAACTCAGTCAGGTCAAGGTTAAATGCTGATGCGCCAGAGGTGTTTGCCATTATCTAAACCTCGCGGTTTTTGCTGCCACCTTGGGTGGTTGCTTCACGAATTGTTTCCCCGCAGCTTTGCCAGCACGTTTAGCACGTGTTGTCGCAGCGTACTCAGCAGGGCTGAGAGCTTTAATCGCAGACTCTGGAAGATACCTTTCACCCGTGTCAGAAGAGCGTTTGCCACTTTTCGTCCTCCACTTTTGCGCGGTCCAATCCTTGAGTGACTGCTGCGGGTTCTTCATACCATTTTGCCGCGAGTTTTACCACGCTGGGCCATGCCGTCAGCACGCTTGGAGGCTGATCCAACCATACCGCCTTTTTTCATAGGTTGCTGATTATTTCCAGCAGCCATTGCAAGCTCAATTGCTTTTTGTTTTTCTTCTTCAGCAATATCCCGCTGAGCACTTCTGGCAATAGCGGCAGGGATCATCCCACCAAAACCTTGTGCTATAAGTTTGCCAGTTGCCCCTTCGCCAGTTAGCATCCCTGCCAAGGGAGAGAAATCACCAAGTTTCATGATTTGACCTTTTTATATAATTGCGTTTAACCACGAGTGACTGCTGCGGGTTTTTCATTTGTACCCACCACCCTTGGCCTTGTACTGCTTTGCCAGCAACTGCGCCTTCCGGGCCGACCATTGGCCTGCCGCCGTACCCTGAACCGCACGAGACTTGATGGACTCAAACAGCGACTTGCGCATACCGGGTTTGGTGTAAACGCCAGCCTCGTTAACCTTGGACTTCCCGCCTTCTTTAAAGCGTTTGTTGTACGAAACGCCATATCGGCTACTGCCAGATGACCCACGACTGATCGACGCGCCAATGTCCGTGTCTTTGTCAATTTGACGCTTGTACTCGGCCATCACATTGTCTAAATTGCCCCGTAATTTCTGACCTTTGGCTTTACCTGTGGACAAGTCTGCACTAAGCGCAATCTTTTCTCTATCGCTTAAAGGTATGTTGCCAGAAACGTTTGCGCTTGCGCCCTTGTAGTCTTTATCAAGAGTCAAGGATGTTGGTTTTACTTCAAAATCTTTTACAAGATCACCTTCAGCCATTTTTTTGACTTTGCCGCCTTTGGCGTATTCGTCAAAGTCAGTGTCATCCCGACGAGCCTTCTTCTTGGCTCCGGGCATTTTGGATGGGGCGATTGCGCCCATACCACGGCTGGCCATCATGGCTACACCATCTTTCCGCGAGTTTTACCGCGCTGGGCCATGCCGTCAGCACGCTTTGAGGCGGACACAACGCCACCTTTCTTTTTCGGTAATGGCATGCCCGCTTCCGCAATAAGATGTTTTTTTGTCTCTGCGGCTCTTTTTTCAGCGTCCAGTGCCGCATCTTCTTGATTTACGTTCTTTAGCTCAACTCTTGGCCCTAGTGCTTCAGAAAGAACATACGCAGTGCCCAAGCCGCCAAGCAGTTTGGCAGTGTCTTTCAATGCTTTACGTGCCATGATTAACCCCCCATTGAAATCATTTTGCCTTTGGTGTGCCCTTTAGAGATACAACCATCAGCACGGGTTACGCCACCTTTGGCTTTTTTCTCAACAGGAACTGGGGGCGGGACTGTAGTGGTCAGCGACTTGTTGTACGCATCTTCCAGCTTGGGTGCCATCTGCTTGTCCTTTTCCTCCTGAATCATTTGCTGTTCAGCAGGAGTCAGAGGTTGCTTAGGTTTTTTGGGGGCTGTAGCCATGATTCACCTCAATACATTTTGCACTTGGTCTTGCCTTTGGAGGCAATGCCGTCACCACGCTTGGAAGCGGAAGTCATGCCGCCAGAAGCCATCTTTTTGGTTTTGCCACCACGTTTAAACTCAACACCAGTATTATCTTCATCAATTTTTTTGGTGCGTTTATTGGCATTTCGGCTTGTGGGGCTGGTAAAATTTGTAGGCGTTTGTCCACGGCGAGCCTCTTCAGCCAACTGAGCCCTGCGAGTCGCAGCGGCATTTTGCGCTGCTGAAGCATTACGCGCCGCTGCTGCATTTCGCTGTGCATTAAGAAAAGCCGCTTCAATACCAGCATTTGAAAAACCGGCCAGACGAGTCGGTCCAAGACCTGCTGCAATGTTTGCAAGATTGCGCCCAGTCTCACTGCTACTAATCCGACTGCCACCTTCAGGAGGTTTGACTCCACCCGTGGGGATTTGCGCAATTGCTTCTTCCCGGGTCGGAGCAATGTCCCTCCTTTGACCACTGGTGAACACTGGCGGTCCACCGGCTCTTGTGCCAGCACGGCTTTGATAATTCCTTATGGTGTCTATTTGACCGGGGGTTAAGACACGTTTTCTAAACGCATCCATGTCCTCTTTTGTGTATCCGGGCTCGCCCATTCCAATTTGTCTATTGAAGGCAGGAGGCCGATTTGCGTACATATCATCATAGCCGCGCAAATCCGTTGGTGGACTACCGGCAGATTGATTGCTTATACGAGCGGGGCCAGCAGAAGCGGCAGCGGGGCCAGCAACAGGGGGGCGAACAGCGGGGCCAGCGGCGGGGCGAACAGAGCCAGCCCTATTTGCGTACATTTCGTCGTAGCCACGCAGATTTGCTTGCTCGGCCATCAACTGGGCAACACGTTCGCCTTCAGAGATATCGCTCCCTGAAAGCACTGCGGATTGACGTTGGGCATCAGTGATTGCCGCAGGA